CGCGTGGCGCTGCGCGTGGCGCTGTCCGTGGCGCTGTACGTGGCGCTGTCCGTGGCGCTGTCCGTGGCGCTGCGCGTGGCGCTGCGCGTGGCGCTGTCCGTGGCGCTGTACGTGGCGCTGCGCGTGGCGCTGTCCGTGGCGCTGCGCGTGGCGCTGTCCGTGGCGCTGTCCGTGGCGCTGCGCGTGGCGCTGCGCGTGGCGCTGTCCGTGGCGCTGTACGTGGCGCTGTCCGTGGCGCTGCGCGTGGCGCTGCGCGTGGCGCTGTCCGTGGCGCTGCGCGTGGCGCTGTCCTTTCCCGGGTTCTTGCGCCCATACCAGATTGCCGCGGCCGCACCGTACGCAAATGCCATCACCAGTGGCGATGGGACGATCACGACGCGCGGCTTCTTCAGGCCAGCGACCTCGTACAAACCCTCGATAGCCGGGACAATTCGGTCGGGCTCGATAGGAGCTGTCCGCATCGCCCTGGAAATCCAAAGCTTCGCGTGCTCATCCATGCGGGCCTTTTCTTCCGCAGTAATCCCGCCGTGAGCTTTCGATTTGGTGCGAACAATTTTCGCCATTAGAAATCTCCCCGCGCCACTGCGATGATGGCCTGGTAGGCGCGCTGCTGCGCGGCCCAGCTGATGGATTTGAACTCGGTGGATGCGTCGGAAAACTCGGTGTTGCCGCGAACCGAGACCGGGCAGCGGTTCATCACCGTTTGCAGCTGATCCAGGCGCTGCCGTTCAGCCACTGTGTGCGGAATTGGGTGAGGCAGGCGGTCCCAGACAGCGCTGTGAAGGTCGGCGCGTGCCAGGCCCCAGGCCTTGTCGACGGCAAGCCGCGCCAAGGCCCACTGCCAGCGGCGCTTCGGCTCGCCCTCGTATTGGCTGAGGAATTTGAGGCTCAGCGCGTAGCGGGCTTTCGCCTCGGCGCGGATCGCAGCGATGTCGAACCGCAGGTTGGACATCACGAACGGGGTTAGATGATAGGGCCGCTGATCGATGAGACGGAGTGCGGTGGCGGGCATCAGATCCGCCCTCCGAACACGCCGCACCACACCGCGATCATGACGAGGAACAATAGGATCGATCCGGCTTCAGCGAGCGTTACGATCGTCGTGACGGCGGGGTCGGAAATCTGTTTTGAAGAACTGGACTGCATGAAACCCTCCCAGGTCGTAGGGAGAGCTTCCCCGAATTGGGAAAGATTGTCAACCCCGAAACGGGGAAGTTTTTACAGCCTCGGTTCGAGGGGTCGCGCGCGCGGACGTTTCCCTCGATAGTTTCCTTGTGGAGCGGTGTCTAAAAACACCGCTCCTACAAGAGGAGATTCAGTAATTATATTCTATATAGGAGCAAAGACTGTGCCACTTGCTTCGTGACACCCGTGACATCGATTTGGGGACAGGATATTTTCCTATGTCACGAAAACTGGAGCCTCGTTTTCCACCGCCTTGCGCCTTGATGGCGCGGCGGTGAATCGAATCAATTCAGGTCGATACTCTTTTTGTACCGAACGGTTGTTAATTCTGATTCGGATCAGCGCCTGCGCTTCGTGGCCAGCTTCTTTTTAGCCGTCGGAGGCGCCAGCGGCAGTTCGTCCATGCCCTCGGTTTCGCGGGCTCGGCGCGCGGCCTGCTTTTGGGCGGAGATGGCGTTCGACCGATGTGCGCTCGCGATCTGCTTGGCCTTGACGACAATGTAGATTTCACCGACCCAGCTGATGCGCACGTCCTCGATCAACTGCGCATTGTGGCTGTGGAGATTGTACAAGCTCTGCGATCGACCTCGCTGGATCTCCTTCAGCGCGCGCATTCCCTTGTCGGTCAGAACGGCCGCTTCCTCTCCGAGAAAATCGTAGGTTGGCCGCTTTTGCTCTTCCCACACCAGGATGACGTCGCGCGGCCGATACACCGGCAGCATGCTGACGCCATCTATTTCAAAGCCGACGATGCCGTCTGGCACCGCAAAAGGCAGGTCGATCGTGTAAAGCCCGTCCGGCGGGACCTGTTCGTAATCGGGCTCGATCGTGCCGCCGGCGCCGATGCGGCCCATCACCCGGATCGGGGTCTGCTCAGCCAGGACCACTTCGCGGGTCACCCCGAACACGTCGGCCGCAAGCCGAATCGAATCCTCGTCGAGTTTTCGCTCGCCGCGCTCCAGCTTGATGAAGCCGCCCCGCGACATCCCCATCGCCTCAGCGGCGGTGTCATGGGTCCAGCCCTTCATTTCACGCAGTTTTTTCAGATTATTTCCCATATTGGGGAGACTGCGCGACAATTTCCCGCCTGTCCTTCCCCATGTCGGGGTGATTTCTGTTGACGATCTTCCCCAAATCGGGAAAGATGACAGGATGCAGCTCATCGACTGGATGAAGACCGAGGGAATAGACGATCAGCAGGTCGCGGACCGGTTGAGCTCGTTGCCCGAAGGCACCGACAAATCCATTTCCGCTTTTGCGGTGAAGAAATGGAAGTACGGCGAGAGAATCCCGCGCCCCGACGAGATGCGCGGGCTCTACGCCATTTCTGCGGGCAAGGTTGGTCCGAACGATTTCTACGGGATCGAACCGGTGAGCGCCGCATCATGACGGCATCTGCGCAAAGTCGGCCAGATCGATCGTGGAGCTTGGCACAGCTTCACTCCTCGCGCGTGCCGCAAATCTCTCTGCGAGGAAGTCGAGCATGCTGACCGCGGCGTTTACCGGCTCAGCACCGTCCGAGATCATTTCGTCGATCAGTGCATCGAAACATCTTTCCATCATCAGCAGGCGAGCACCGGTTAGCGCCGATGCGCGCGGATCATCCGTGTTCGTTGGGTAGGTATAAGGGGCTGCATTCATCATGACCGTAGTCAGCATCACGACAGCGAAAAAAGCAAAAATAGCCCCTGAAGAAGCCTTCGTAAAAAACGAAGAACGCTTCAGTGCTTTCGACAAAATCATCAAAGTTATCAGCGCTCGTTGGCCGAAGAAGACGCCCGCCCATGTGGCGCATTTAACGGGTGTTTCGGAGCGCGCCGTTCAGTTCTGGTTGGCCGGCACAACCCGCATGTCGCTTGAGCACGTCGCTGCGCTGCTACGCACCGACGCCGGTTACGAGATACTTGAAGCCGTCATGGGCGATAGCAGCGCTGAGTGGTGGATCGTAACGCGATCGGCGCAGTCGGTCCGGAAGTCACGCAAGGCGATCAAGAAAGAACAGGAGCGCATCGCGGCCACCCGCGCGCAGCTCGACCTTCTCGACGAGTAAGCATCACGATTGCCGCGCCGCAGGGCCTCTGCGGCTTCGGGAAGGGTATCCCGTTGAAGCGCATTTTCATTAAAGCCTGTCTCGTCATCGCGAGTGCTCACACCTTTTGTGCAGCGTTCTGGAATGACGTGGCTGAGTCTTTCGTCACGGGAAGCTCTTTTGCGGAGACCAGGAGGCATCATGACCATGCAGACGATTGATTCATGGACTGACGATCAGGTTGCGGCGTTGCGCAAGCTTTGGTCCGAAGGTCTTAGCGCATCGCAGATCGGCGTTCATCTGCCTTCCTTCTCACGCAGCGCCATTCTCGGCAAAGCCCATCGTCTGAAGCTTGCCCCGCGACGGGTAGTAAGCGTCGCCCCCGAACCGCGCGCCGAAAGCAGGTTCAACCCGCCAGCCGATCGAGCCGCAGCCCTGAAGAAGCGCCCGGCTCCGCTGCCGCGGCGTAACCAGACAAACAGCCTCGCCGGGAAATTGGCGATTATCGAAGCCGAGCCTGGTCTGCCCGAACACCTCGAGGAGCCCGCGGTCGGCGCCGGCCTGCAGCTGATCGACCTCGGGAACGGCAATTGCCGTTGGCCCTTCGGCCACCCGAATTCCGATCGCTTTTATTTCTGCGGCGCGGTCGGCGCCGACCTCGGCAACCGTCGTCCCTATTGCCCGTTCCACACGCGCAAAGCGGCGGGCGATCCGGTCAATAACAAGCGGTTCGACGGCGCCGCGCTCTTTGCCGCCGGCATCAAGTCCACCAGCAAAGGAGCCCGACATGGGTAAGAAGCTGAAGAAAGACGGTGCGTCATCGGCACCAAAACAGACCTTGGAAGGGCTGACCGACGATCAGGTCTATACCCTCACCGAACAGCACCGGCAGAAATACGAAATTCTGCTAGCCGCAAAGAAGAAGGCAACCAACGAGCTGCAGCAGTTCGGCGTCGTCGTTAAAGCCGATCTCGGCAAGTACGGGCTCGACCAAATCAAGTCGCTGATCGAAGGCAAGACGCCGGAAGGCGAAACCGCGATCAAAGCCCGCATCGAGCGTGACATGCAGGTGTTGCGCTGGATGGGTGTGCCGATCGGGTCGCAAGCGGATCTGTTTCCAACCGTCGACCGAACGCCGATCCAGGACCGGGCCTTTGCTGAGGGTAAGCGCCAGGGCCTTGCCGGCGAAAGCGTCAACAATCCCCATCACCACACCACCGAGGCACATCGCAAACACCTCGAAGGGTATGAAGCCGGTCAGGCTGCCAATGCCAGCGGCATCAAGAAGTTGGACAACACGCCGAAAGGCTCGTCGCCCAAGGATCCGAACAAGGAGTGGCGCGACGATCTTGCCAAGCAGAATAGCGAAGTCGAGGCCTCGATCAAAACCACCGCACAAAAGATCGGCAGCAGCCGGCCGACCTTCGAGGTGCAATAACCGCGATGCCGCGCTCGCCTCAACTCCATAGTCTGATTGGATGCCAATATGGACGCCGATTGACACGCCTCACGGTTATTCGTGAGGCGCCTCCTCGCGTCTGGGTTACGGAAAAAAGACGCGTGGCAAAGCGACATTTCGTTTGCATCTGCAATTGCGGAAAGACCGCGATCGTAGGAATGGAAAATTTGCGGTGCGGCAGAACTCGCAGCTGTGGATGTTTGCATGAAGAAACGCTCGCGACATTAGTCAAGGCACGCACAACTCATGGCGAATCAAGTGGGGGGCGATTTACTGCGGAATATCTCGTCTGGGTAAACATGATTGCCAGATGCGAGCGCCCCTCCGTACAGCGGTTCAAACACTATGGAGGCCGTGGAATCACCGTTTGCGAGCGTTGGCGTAAAAATTATATCGATTTTCTCGCTGACATGGGCCGCAAGCCTTCACCGAAACACTCGCTCGACCGCATTGACGTCAATGGCAACTGCCGTTGGGCAACAGCCTCTGTGCAACGTCTCAACCAGCGTCCGCGTCTCCCCCCACATGAACGGGTGTCGGAATGAGCGGCCAGATCCTAGCTCTCGATCTCGGTACGCGCTGCGGATTTGCCTACGGCTCGCCGGGCGACATCCCAACGTCTGGCTCAGTACTGTTGAAGAAACCGAGTCAGCCCGCGGATATAGCCTTTGGAAATTTCATAGCATTTCTCGAAGAAACAATAACGTCGGTCGCTCCCACCTTGGTCGTCAAGGAAGCTCCATTCTCATTGCAAGCCTTTAAGGATCGTGGAAATTCCGAGGCCGGCGTTCTAATGGCATTCGGCCTCCATGCCATTACAAGGGGCATGTGTCAGCGATATGAGGTCAGATGCGAGCAGGCTTATGCGGCTTCCATCAGAAAACATCTTCTCGGCCAAGCCCGGTTAGGGACGCGCGCCGCGACAAAGGCTGCCGTCATTAGCCGATGCAAGGTTCTCGGCATCCTGCCGCGCGAGAGCAACGACGATGATCGTGCTGACGCATTAGCTACCCACGACTGGGCTTGCGCCAACTTCGGTAGCCGCAGCGCGTCAATCACAAATTTCCAGCTTTTCGGACAGGGGGAAACGGGGCATGTCAGCCGGTGACCAATCAAGCTTTGTAGATATTGCAGTAGCCCTGTCTCTCGCCGCCTCAAAACTTCGTCTCGACCTGATGCAGACCGAGGTGATCGCGGAACGCATCGGCCTTTCCAAGATGGGGCTCGGCGTTGCGCTCGAGGGGCTTCGCGCCGATGTCGCCCGTGTCGAGGAGGCGCAGGATCTGCTCAAGCGGATGGCCGATATCGAACCGCAGGTTCGCGCGTTGATCGCGCGCAAGGAAAGCCGCCGTTGGTTCCCTTCTTTCGTGAGGACGGCCGCGTTATGAGCGACCTTTCGCCGATCAGTGGCGCGGAGTTCCGCGACCGCCTTGGTCAACGCCAGCTTTCGGACATCGATGCCGGTGAAAAGCCCCGCCTGTTCTGGATCGCGATCGCACAGCTGCGCGTCGACCACCGGTATCAGCGCAAAATCGGCGGCCGCACCAGCGAGAAAAACGTGCTGCAGATCGCCGAGCAGTTTTCGTGGTCGAAGTTTGCTCCTGTCGTCGTGGCCGAGGTCGACGAGGGAATCTATGCCATTATCGACGGCCAGCATCGCACCACCGCGGCCGCGCTACGTGGCATCCGCGATGTGCCATGTTTGATTCACGCCGCCGACCTGGCGGAACAGGCGAATGCATTTGCCGCGATCAACGGCACCGTGACCGCTATTTCGACGATGCAGCTGCATGCCGCCCGCGTCGCGGCGGGCGACGCCGCTGCTCTCGCGTTGAAGGAAGCATGCGACGCGGCCGGCGTCACGATCTGCAGATATCCGGTTCCTGCCTCGCAGATGAAAGTGGGTGAAACGCTGGCGGCCTCGAAGCTGGGGCAGCAACTGGCGCGGTACGGCCGTGACACTCTGGTGGCTGCGCTGTCCTGCATCACGCGAACCGGTAACGGCAATATCGGCTTTGTCCGTGCCCCGGTGGTGGAAGCGCTTTGCGCCGTGCTCAATGGCGAGCCGGCTTGGCAACAGGATCTCGATACCCTGCTCGACGCGATGCAGTCGTTCGACTTTGAGGGGAACTATTCTGAGGCGCGCCTCGCCTCATCTCGTGATCGCGTCGGCCTCTCGGTGCCGATGGTCGAACTGATCTGCGCTCATCTCGAAACAACGATGGGAGCGATCGCCTGAGATGATTGCCCTCGCTGCCCAGCCAGAAGACCATGCCGACGAACCGGCGATCGAGCCGGACCCAGAGGCTGCGGCCGACACGGCGGCGCCGGCCGCGATAGATACCGCTGTCGCCGCCGATCCCAAGATATCTCTCTCCGAAATGTGGTCGTGGCTTTCGGTCCGCATCGAGCACGACGAGATCGTCCATGCTCATTGGTCCGGTCGCGGCAATATCAGTGTTGAGCGTCATCGCAACATTGCGGTGCAAAAGGCCATCGCCAATGCTCTCTCCTTCCTGATCGACAACGAGAACGACGTCCGGAACTACATGAAATCGAAACGAGAGAGCCAGCGGCGTGCCGCCGATATCCGGAGGCTGCACCGATGAACGAGCGGGCTTTCGTCTTCACCCCGGATGCGCTGGTTCGCATCCGCAGCCACGCAAGGCGCGGGCTGGACGCGGGCGAGATCGCGTTCCTGCTAGGATGCGATGCCGGCGTGATGACCAATATCTGCGCCCGACACGGTATCGAGATCGGGCCGCCGCTGCGCCCGACCCCGCTCGATCCTGACCGGCGCCCGTCCAGCGACCACCGGCTAAGTCCGCAGCGCCGACGCGAACGGCGCGGCCTCTTGCCGGTCCTGATCGAAATAGCTCGCGGTGCGGATAGCGCACTGGTTCGCGAAGCGGCGAAACGCGGCACCACCCCGGCCATTCTTGCCGCGCGCCTGATCGAGATCGTTGCCGCCGATGATCTCTTTACCGCCCTCATGGACCACTGATGACAGAGCTCCGGACTAGGGAAGGCGCACTGACCGAACGGGTGGCGATGGCGCTGCTCGGCGCGCCGACCAAGCCGCGCGTGGAAAACGGATCGATCCGATTCGGCGATATCGTCGTCAACGTGGTCACCGGCCGGTTCTTCGACTTCGAGGAAGAAAAGAGCGGCGACGTCCACGACCTGGTGCGCCTGGTCAAGCCGGACCTTCAAAACGGAGCGGCCGAGGTCTGGGTAAAGACCAATGTTGTCGATGCACCGCGTGCCGCGCTGCCCGACGAGCTCGAGGCGGAGCGTGCGCTGATCGGGCTCCTCGCCATGCAGCCGGAGCTCATGGCCGAGGTCGAGGAAGAAGTCACTGCCGAGATGTTTCTGAGCGAGATCCATGGCGAGATGTTCGCCGGGATCGCCGCGGCCGCGAATGAGGATCCGCCGCGCCAGATCGGTATCAAGGGGTTGCTGACGGCGTGCGGCGGTGACGAACTCATGCCGGTGTTCGGTGGTCGCACCCTTCTGCAGTACATCGCTGAGGTGGCGGCGGGCGCGCCGATCGCGCCGGACGCCGCGCATCTGGCCCGATCGCTGGCGATCCAGGTACGCAGCGCGGCCAATGCGGAAGTCGGTATCGACGACGACTATGATCTCGACCCGCCGCCGGCGCCGTGGGTGCCGCGGTTTCGCGGCGTGCGGTTCGAGCACATCGACACCCCTGGACCCGAGCACACCTATGTAATCGACGATTGGCTCACCGAGGGCGGCAAGATGGTAGTCGGGGGAGCATCGTTGTCCGGAAAGTCGTTCCTCGCCATCCACATGGCAATGTGCATCGCGACAGGGATGCCGTTCTTTGGCAACAAGGTGCTGATGCCGGGCCTTGTCGTCTATCAGGCAGGTGAAGGCGAAACAGGAATCCGCAAGCGGTTTCGGGCCTGGCGAAAGTATTTCGAGGTAGCGACCGGAACGCAGATCCCGCTCTACATCATCGAGCAGAAAATCGACATCTTCAATCCGCAGGCCGATACCGTTCCTTTCATCGAGGAGGTTCGCGGCATCGCCGGAACCTATGACGTGCCGCTGCGCGCCATCTTCATCGACACGCTGGCCAAGGCCTCGATCGGCGCCGACGAGAATTCCGGCCGCGACATGGGGGTGGTGCTTTCCAACGTCGATCGGATCAGCGATGCGTTTCCGCGTGCCAACACCGGGCTGGTGCATCACATGAATGCCGGCGGCACCAAGCTGCGCGGCCATACCTCGGTCTATGCCAACGTCGACCAGGTCATCGTGGTGACCAAGGACGAAGAGACCAAGATCCGGACCGCGACGCTCGACAAGCAGAAGGACGGCGAGAGCGGCAGCCAGATCAGGTTTGAGCTGTGGCCCGTCGTGGTCGGCCAGCGCCAGATCGATGGAAAGGACATCACGTCCTGCGTCACGCTTCCGGCCACCGGCGCTGTCGAGCTACGCGGGTCCGGGCGCCAGGGCGATCGCCGCGTCAATCTGTCGGATCGCAACTCGATCATCCTCTCCAGCCTGCAGAAAGCGATGGCGGAGCACGGCGAGCCGCTACCGCCGGTTCTCGTCGGCAAGCTGCCGAAGTCGATCCGCACCGTGGTGCAATACAAATACTGGCGAGACGCGTTCTTCGCCGTGGCCGGCGAGATGAGCGAGGACGTCCGCAAAAAGGCGATCTCGCGCGCCGGCGAAAAGCTGCTCGTCCTTCGGATCATCGGTCGCGACGGCAACTATGTCTGGCTGACCGGCCGCGCCATCTCGGAGGTTCCGGAACCGATGCAGGGAGGATCTGGCGCGCTGTCGGAACTGCAACAGGACCTGATCGACGATCCGCTGGATTTCAGCCCGAGATGAAGTGCCGTGACATGCGTGACACCTTTTCGCCCATGGTGACACCCGGAAGTGTCCCCGAACGAACACTGAAAACAAAGAGAAATTCGGATCGCGTGACACTTTCACCCAAAAACATGTCACGGATTGGGGTTTAGATGTCACGATCCAAGGATGTTACCGCCCCCCTTGAAATCGATGTTTCGCGCCTCTCGCTGATGGATCGCGCGCGGCTCTCCGCCCTGGCCGAACTCGATGGCGACCCAGAGGTTCGGGCCCGCGTGCTGGGCCTGCTCGGTGAAGGTCGGGCCGCCCCTGCCCGCCGTCGAGCCACGCGTGAATTGCCCCCTCGCTGGACCCAGATCCATGTGCTCGATCGGATCGAGGAAGCCTACGAGGTGCTCGCCTCTATGCCGATGGCGACGCGGCCCAAGGCATACGGCAACGCGATGCCGACCCCGTTCCAGCAAAAGCTGTCGATCTACGACCAGATCGAGATGATCGGCTCGGGCGAACTGGAAAAGCTGCACGAGGAGCGCAACCGCGTTCGTCTCACCCCCACCGCGGCGCAGGTCACGCGCATGGACCAGGCACTTGGCTGGCCGTTCGAATACTTGGGCGACCAACCGGAACAGGCGCGTGCGCTCAGCCTTCGCTGCCTATGGAGCGTCATGAAAGCCGATATCCGAAAGCGCTGCGAGCAACGCGGCATCGACCATCCCGAGTTCAACGCTCAGTGGCAGCAGGCGCTCGCCCTGGTCACCGGCTCGCTGCAGAGCCGCAAGGTGCCGGTATCGTAGATGACGACCTTCGGTGCGAAGACAAAAGCTGGTTTCGTCAAGGCTTATATCGAGGCCCTCGGGTTTGTGGAATGTGATGCCGCGCCTGGAACATGGTTCGAAAAAGCCGAACATTGCGAGATTGTTATTGCCGCGTGCCACAGCGAATACCCGCAAGGTTTTGGCCGGACTGAGGTAATCAATGCCGCTGCACTGCTTGGCGCGCGATGGCGCACTACCGAGCAGTTGCATCGTGACGCCGAAATCGAGGTAGAGCATCTGCTTGCAGACATCGAGGCAAAGCGGCAGGCCGGAGGTCTCAAGAAGGTGAATGCCGAGTACAAATCCTATCGGATAGCGCAGCTTTCCAGGTCAGAACCTGCGGTCCCCTACTCGACATATTTTGCAAATTTCGTCCGTACCGTGATCCGCCTCGCTGCGCAGGAAAAGCGCTCCGTCTGATCCTCGTTGGCACCCCGAATCATTATCTAATAATTTCTTAACGAGCTATTTTTGCCGTGACACCTCGCCATTTCTGCTATGTCACGAGCTCTCGAAAAAAATAATTTTTGCCACGCTATCCATATTGTTTGATATCGATTTTTTCAGTCGTGACATATGAAGTGTCACCGTGACGCTATTGACACGTCCCAAAATGTCACGGACCTATCGCGCGCTCACCCAATGGGCGAACTCTGTCCTCGCGGCCACGAAACGAGGACAAGGGAAGCGAGCCTCAAGCGAGCGCTTCCCATATGACTCTCCACAACAGCAGCGTTTATTACTGAGCCGCACGCGTGACGATCGCGCCTGATGGCGCTCTCACGCCAGCCATCACACACCACCTCAATCGTTAACGGGAAAACCGACATGGCTCGCCACTTCGGCTTTGCCAAGCGCAACAGACATGCCGTCAACAACGATGACCTGCTGATGCCGACAGGCCCAATCTGGGTCCTTTGTCTCACCGTCATCGCGATCGTAGTCGCTGCGACGCTGCTTCGATAGCTTCGCGCCAACTTCAAACTTGGAAAAATCTAGAAAATGGCCCGCGCAAAGACCGGTGGCCGCAAGAAAGGCACGCCGAACCGGATGACGCTGAAGCGCCAGGAGCGCATCCGGCGCGTCATCGCTGACATCGGCAAGCTCATTCCGAACGCGTTCAAAGGCGACGGTCACGCCTTCCTCGTTGCGGTCTACAAGGACCCGCGTGTCACGCTGTCCGAGCGCATCGATGCGGCGAAAGCCGCCGCCGTATACGAAAAGCCGCGGCTGGTTGCGATCGAGCATACCGGCAAGGACGGCGGGCCGATCAAGACCGAGGAGGTTTCCGACACGGATCGGGCCAGGGCCTTGGCTGTGTTCCTGGCGAAGCAGAAGGCGGAAGATGCGGCGAAGGATTGAGTTCGCGGAAGAGACCAACCCTTGGTCGGTCTACATCTGCGAGGATGGCACCCGGTTCCGGATACGCCACGTTCTCGTTTCGGTGCATGCCACCGGCGAAAAACTGCCGAACGGCAGCCCGCAACACGAATTGCAGTTCAGCCAGATCATCGAACAGATCGATCCTGTTGCTGTGACACGAAAGACCGGCGCCGTCCCGGACTGACGGCATCCACGCCGACAACGGCAAATCCTGAACACGGAGAACTCCAATGAAGCTGACCCGACGCCTTTCGGGACTGCTTGCCGTTGCGTTGACGGCTGGCATCGCTACCGCGGCCTATGCGGCCGGCAACTGGTCGACGTTGCCGATCGTGGGCAGCGCCTCATTCTGCGCATCCACGGTGAGCGGCGTGCAGCTGCCCGCCGGCCAGGGTTCATACGGCGTAGTCCCGGGCTCGACCCAGGGCTCGGGCCAGAGCATCTGCGGTCAAACCGTTCCGGCCGGTCCGGCGGCGCTGACCGGCTCCGAACTGATCCCGATGGATACCGGGCTCGCCAACGGCGCACCGCCGCAGACCGTCGTGGCCCCCTCAAACCTGTTCGCATCCGGCGCCATGCAGGTGGTCACCGGTACCGCGTCGGTCACCATCGCGAACGGCATCTCCTCGCTGGTGTCGAACCAGAGCACCGCAACGATAGCGGCCATCACGCTACCGTCGGCGCCGATGAATAACCAGGTGGTTCGCATCTCGAATGCCGGCTCCGGCGTGCTGACCATCACTGCGATCAACGCCAATACCGGGCAGTCGATCGTCCAGGGCGCAGCACCGGCGACGCTTGCCATTCAGACCAACAACTCGGACGCGGCTGCAGCGTCGAGCATTGCCTACCAGTATCAGGCTTCGAACTCGACCTGGTATCGCCTCGAGTAAATCGAGCCGCACATACCGATCGATCATCCCATCAACGGAGAAATCACATGAGCGACAATATCGGCGACGTGAAAGGCATCACGGGCAACTCGATGGCCCTCAACGGCCAGAAGGGCCAGGGCGCGGTGAAGCCGTCGGCATCGGGCAACGGCAGCCCCGGCGGCACCAAGCCGGACAAGCCGGCCGAAGCCCCCGTTCCGATGCCGAAATAACGAGCGAGCCGCGAGGTACATGATCATGAAACGACTTTGCCTCGCCCTCGCCGTCTTCCTGACGGCAGCTGGCGCCACGGCCCAACAGAACAACTTCACGCCGGCGCAACCCGTCTCTGGTGCGCCGGTCAATCGATCGACCGTGAATGCGTCGGTGGTGATTACCGCCGGCAACACGTTCCAAACCGTGCTGGCATCGAACCTCAACACCTCGATCCCCCGCCAGCAGCTGACCATCAACAACAACAACGCGACGGATTCGTGCTGGATCTACCTCGGCGCAGGAGCTGCCACGGTCGGCAAGTCGATCCTGCTGCTGGCCGGTGCCACCTATCGCCGGGACTGGCCGTTCGTGCCATCCGACGCGATCCAGGCAACCTGCGCAACGACGGCGGATACGCTCTACGTCGACTACCAGTGACCGATGAATATCCACGATCCGGCCGCCTATATCGCCAGCCTGACCAAGGCGGAGAAAGCGGAACTGGATCGGCTGCTCGCGCCTGAACTGAACTCGAAGTGGCTGCCAGATCCTCGCAACGAACCGCAGCTGCAGGCCTATTACAGCGAGGCCGATCTGCTGTTGTTCGGCGGCGCCGCGGGCGGCGGCAAGTCCGATCTGCTCTGCGGCGTGGCGCTGAACAACCACAAGAACAGCGTCCTGTTTCGCAAGCAGTCTACCGATCTTCGCAGCCTCGAGGACCGTATCCTGCAGTTGTACGGCAGCCGCGACGGCTGGAACGGCTCACTGAAAATACTTCGCACCGAAAAGCGAACGGTCGAGCTTGGTCATCTCGAAAAGCCGGGCTCAGAAGAAGGCTGGCGCGGCCGGCCGCACGACTTCATCGGGTTCGACGAGGGCGCACAGCTCTCGCGCTACAAGGTGCGGTTCGTGCTGGGCTGGTTGCGCAGCGCCGATCCGAAGCAACGCCGCCGCGCCATCATCGGCAGCAATCCTCCGGCCGGTGGCGAAGGCGAATGGCTGATCGAGTGGTTCGCGCCATGGCTCGATCCGAAGTTTGCCAATCCGGCGGCGCAAGGCGAGCTGCGCTGGGCCGTCACCGCACCAGATCGCGATGGCACCACGGTGTGGGTGCCGGACGGTGCGCCGATCGTCTTCACCGGCGGCCTCGAGTGGCGCTACGCCACCGATGCTGAAATCGCGGAAGGTGATGCCAACAGCGAGGTGGTGCAGCCGCAGACCAGGACTTTCATCCAGTCTCTGCTGCGCAACAACCCGTATCTGTCTAACACCGGATATCGCGCACAGATCCAGTCGCTGCCGGAGCCGCTGCGCTCGCAGCTGCTGAACGGCGACTTCGTGGTGGGCCGCGAGGACCATGAGTGGCAGGTGATCCCCACCGCTTGGGTGCGCGCCGCGCAGCAGCGATGGACGCCGCAACCGCCCGTCGGTGCCCAGATGTCGGCGATCGGCGTCGACGTGGCGCAAGGCGGTGCTGATCGCACCGTGTTGGCGCCGCGATTCGGGCCCTGGTATTCGCTGCTGATTGAGCGGCCAGGCATTCTGACGCCGACCGGTTCGCACGTCGCGGCGCTGGTGGTGGAGTGCCGGCGCAACAACGCCATCATCGTGATGGACATGGGCGGCGGCTACGGCGGTGGCGCCAAGCTTCGCTTGAACGACAACGATATCGAGGTGCGGCCGTTCAACGCGGCCAACTCGTCGAACGAACGAACCCGCGACAAGCAGCTCTCGTTCGCCAACAAGCGCAGCGAGGCGATGTGGCGCTTTCGCGAGGCGCTCGACCCGGATCAGGACGGCGGTTCTCCGATTGCGCTGCCGCCAGATCCGCAGATCCTGGCTGATCTTACGGCGCCGCGCTGGCGGCTGACCGCGAACGGCATCCTGATCGAATCGAAACTCGAACTGAAGAAACCGGAGCGCCTCGGGCGCAGTCCGGACAAGGGCGATGCAATCATTATGGCGTGGTCTGAAGGTGAGAAGGGCCTGGTGATCGCCATGAAGAAAGCAGCCCGCCGTGCCGTCACCACCGCTCCGAAAGCGATATCGACGCTGCCGCCGGCGCGCGGCACCGGCTGGATGGGCCGCGGCTGATGCTGGTCGACGGGCAGGACAGCGGCAAGCCTGCGACCGGGCCGCACGAGGTTGTGCGCGAGGCGGTCGAACGATGGCGCGCCTGCAAGGACTGGCAAGGCATCGAGGACGAACGGGCCCGCGAGGACATCAAGTTCGCAAACGGCGATGCGCGTAACAACTGGCAATGGGACAAGGCGATCTACGACGTTCGTGATGGACGCGATCTGCCGTGCCTCACGATCAACAGCACCCGCGTTCATAACGACATCATCATCAACCAGATGTCGAAGGACGGCTACGGCATCAAGATCAGGCCGACCGGTGGAAAGGCGAGCTACAAATCAGCGCAGGTCATGCAGAACGTGATCCGGCGCATCGAATACGTCTCGAAAGCGACGACGCAGTATCGAAAGGTCGGCGAGCAGCAGGTCGATGGCGGCATCGGCTACATCCTGATCGAGACAGCCTATGTCTCCAACAAGACGCGCGATCAGGAAATCTATCTCAAAGCGTCGCGTGACCCGACCGGAGTGTACCTCGACCCGTGGATCCGTGAACCCGACGGGTCCGACGCCAACTTCGGGTTCGTGTTCGAGCGCATGCCGCGCCAGGAGTTCAACCGGAAGTACCCCCTCTACAAAAATCGGGTCGGCACCTCGCCGCTCGACAATTCGTTCGCGGACTGGCTCTCCGACAAGGAGATCATGCTGGCCAAGTACTACCGGAAGAAGCAGCAGCCCGACACCTTCGTCTGGTACGAGATCGACAACGGCGATAACGAGCCGCCGACCACGTTCGAGGGCCTGGCCTCCGAGATCAAGGACGACGCCGGTATCGAAATCTACAAGATGCTGATGTCCGACATCCGCAAGGACAATATCGTCGGAGGCACTCGCAAGGTCTTCAACGATGCGGTCGAGTGGTTCCTGATCGCGGGTGACCAGATCATCGAGAGCGGCGACTGGGCTGGAAAGTACATTCCGATCTGCCGATGCGTCGGTCGCGAGCTGGTCATCGACAATACGCTCGATCGCAAGGGCCACACCCGGCCCATGATCAACGCCAACCAGATGCTGAACTACAACGCGTCGACCGCGGTATACATCGTCGCGCTGCAGCCGACCGCCTCCTACGTTGCTCCGGCCCGCGCCATCGAGGGCCAGGAGCAATACAAGACGATGAACATCAACAGCTTCCCGGTGCTGTTGTACAACGACATCGACGACGAGGCGCCGGAAGGCCTGCAAAAGATCGATGCGCCGGTCCGCCAGGATCCGCCGAAGCCGTCGATGGCTCACGAACAGGGCATGGCGACCGCTGAGCGCCAGATGATGATGATCTCGGGACAGTATCAGTCCCAGATCGAGGAGGTGGACAAGCGCAATCCGTCGAGCGGCGCCGCGATCAACGAGCGCAAGGAACAGGGCGACACCGCGACATACCATTTCGTCGAGCACATGGGCGACATGAAACGGTTCATCGGCGTGCAGCTGCTGGATCTGATCCCGAAGATCTACGACACCAAGCGCACCCTGCACATCATCGACGATGCCGGTGAGAAGTCATGGATCGCGATCGATCCGAACCAGGCAGACGCAGTGCAGGAGCTCGAGCACGACAAGGAAGACGAAGAAGCGGTCAAGCTGGCGTTCAACCCGGCGATCGGCGAATACGAATGCATCTCCGATCCGGGACCGGACTACGCGACGCAGCGCCGCGAGGGCTGGGACGCGATCAAGATGATCCTGCAGGCCAACAACGAGTTGGTCGGCGTCGCCGGCGATCTGCTGTTCAAGTATGGCGACTTCCCCGGTGCCGACGCCATCCAGGAACGTCTGCAGCGTGAGATCAAGGCCAGCAAGCCGTACCTTTTCGACACCGAGGCCGAGCCGCAGCTCATCGCTGCGCAAGAGCAGAACAAGCGCCTCACCGCGCTCAACGCCGAACTCATCACCAAGTTGGCCGACGAGAAGCTGAAGTCCAAGGGTTACAACGAAAAGCGGGATATCGACGCGTTCAAGGCGGAAACCGATCGCATGAAGGCGATGATCGATGCCATGGCCAAGATGGTGCTGACACCGCAGCAGCAAGCGCAGATGCAGCACGAGGTCGCGCTGCAGGCCCATGACGACATCTTCAGCCTTGTTCGTGAGGCCAATCAGGAAGTCATCGACCGTGAAGATGCGGAAGCAGAGGCAGGACAGTGATGCCGCTCAAGAAATCGACCAGCAAATCCGCCTTCAAGTCCAACGTTCGGACCGAGGTGAAGGCTGGGAAGCCCGTCAAGCAGGCCGTCGCGATCGCATATAGCGAGAAACGCGCGGCCGAAAAGAAGAAGCGAAAGTGAAAGATCGTCTGTACGCAATCCTTGGCATCAAGCGAGATGCCGATGAGGCATCAGTGCGCAGTGCCTATGTGCAGAAGGCGAAGCAGACCCATCCGGACGCCGGTGGCGACATCGCGGAATTTCAGGAGATCGCCAAGGCCTACGCGGTATTGAGTGATCCCGTAAAGCGTCTTGCCTATGACAAGACAGGCCAGGAAGAGGGCGCTCCCAGCTCTGAGGAAGTCGCCATCAGCATCCTCGGCAATCTGATCGAAGGTGTCCTTGCTGATCAGCGCGACCCGTCCAGTACCAATTTCGTAGCTGGGATGCGTGATCAACTTACCGGTGCGCTGCAGAACGTCACCAACCAGACACTCGACGTCGGCCGCAAAATGAAACGCGGCCAAGTGCTATGCGCGAGGTTCACGGCAAGAGGCGGTGACAACCTGATCAACCGGATGATCGAGGGCCGTATTGCCGAGATGGAGCGGCAGATCGCCACATTGGAGCAACAGGCTGAACACTTCCGCGCAGCCATGAAACTGCTCGACAGCTACGAGTATCGGACCGATCCGAGGCATCCACAGTCGCAAGACTTCTGGAACGCCACCGCTGCGGCGAACAGCGCATACGGAATTGGAGGAATCTGGAAATGATCGAGGTCAACGGCGAGCAGATCGAGGCGAGCGAAGCGCTCAACCTGATCAAGATGCTGTGCAACGACGCCAAGCAGGTTGCCGGCGAATTTCACGGCATGAACCGCAGCGAGAAGTTCCGCCGCAACTGGCCCAACGAATATGTCTTCGCCGATGCCAACTGGAAGACCTTCATGGAGGCGACGCGCGCCATGTATGCGCAGCGCCTCGCTGATCCCAGAACCAAACCGGAAGACGCGCGTCGCATCCACCTGGCGCTCGTGCTGGAAACCATGGTCGGCAAGGACATGGAGAAGGACAACCGCCTGCAGCTCGCTCCCAACACCCAGCAGTTCGTCGGTGATCCGTTCGAGAACAAGAAGATCGTCAACGAGTTCGGCAAGCAGTCCAACACCTTCAAGGAATTGCTGCTGAGCTCGAGTTCGCAGCGCTTTAACTGAGGATAGCCATGGACCTGTTGCGCAAATATCTGCTCTCGACCGCCATGCTCCGCACCGCTGACGAAGGCGGTGCACCAGAACCCGCCGGTGATCCGCCGCCAGCTCCAGCGGCCGAGATCGTTGATCTACCGGCAGCCGATGGTGACGATGCTGGCGATGTTGATCCCGCTCCGCCCGCGGCCGATGCCGGCGATCATGGCAACAAAGGCAAGAAGCCGTGGTTTCTCGATCGCATCAGTGCGGAAACCGAGGCGCGCCGTGCCGCCGAGCAGCGCGCGTCCGATGCAGAAGCCATGCTGCAGCGCTTGCAGAACGGCAATCGCAACCCGACCGATCCGCCAGCGTCACCGTCGCCACCGCCGCAGGACTTCAATGCTGCGGTCCGCAACGAGGCCACCCGCCTTCGCCTCTCCGAGGATTCCACGGCGATCCGCGACGCCGGCCTGAAGGAATACGGCACGAGCTTCGGGGAGAGCCTCGCGATCCTCACCGCGGTCGGCGCGACCGCCGACGATATCGTGCTCGACCTGATCGCGGTGGACAAAGCCAATGCGCACAAGATTCTCTCCACCTTGGCAAAAGACCCGGAACGCGCCGCGGCAATCGCCGGGATGGATTCTCGCCGACGCACCGCCGAACTGACAAGGATGTCCATGGCTGCCGCCGCAACGACGAACGAACCCGCACCAGCTCCCGCCGCCAGGCCGGCTCCGGGCAAACAGGTCAGCCGCGCCCCGGCACCGCCGCCTCCGGTCGAACCAAGCGCCTCCAAGGTGATCGACTGGCGATCGGACGAGGCCTCCGACGAGGAATTCGACCGCGGCTTCAAGGAAACCATGGCGAAGCGCTCCGCTCGCCGCTGAGCTCCGCTCGTTGCCTGATCTCGGTTTGTAGAAAAGTGTAGACCCGCGCGGAAGGCGTTCCGCGCGGTATTTGCGTCTCGACGCCTTGAGACCGCTGCCTGGTAAAGAACCCGCGCCGCGCCGCGTCAATGCATGTGGGAGCCCAGCGCTCCGCCCCGTCACCATGTCCGGCCTCGGGACCCCGACATCAACCGCGGCGCAAGCCGCTCCCCGGTTTCACGCGCCCGCTGAGGTGGCGCAGCAGAAGGTCCCACCCCCATGGGCAACAATATCCTTACGCCGAGCATGATCACTCGGTATTCGATCCGCATGTTTCTGAATACGAACTACTTCATTCAGAACGTGTCCCGTCAGTTCGAAGACCAGTTCGGCATCGAAGGCGCCAAGATCGGCGCGCAGCTGCGCATCCGATATGCCAACCAATATACCGTCACCGACGGTCCCGGCATCTCGATCCAGGACACGACCGAGCAGCAGTTCCTGCTTGCCGTGGCCACACAGCGCCATGTCGACGTCGCCTTCACCTCGGCGGAAACCACGCTGGACGTCGACGACTACATGGAGCGCATCGTGCTTCCGCGCGTCAACGCGCTGGCCGGCAACGTCGCTATCCAGATTATGGCTAATACGGCCACCGCGGTGCGCAACATCACGGCGAATGTCGACGCCAACAACAACATCTTGCCGGTGAACGACGCCCCGTTCGCGCTCGCGCGTGCCATCCTCGAGGAGAACTCGGCACCGAACTTCGGTGAAATGGGCATGCGCAAGGTTGTGCTGGCCCCGCGGTCCGATACCCGCGTCCAGCTCGCGTTGCGCGGTCTGCTCAACCCGGTGGAGTCGATCTCCAAGCAGTACAACTCCGGCATGATGTATGAGGCGCTGCAGTTCCGCTGGTTCGAGGATCAGTCGGTCGTCTCGCACACCACCGGCACCTGCACCGGGGCCACGACCAGCGCGGCCGGCCAAACCGGCCAGACGATCAACGTCAACGCGCTGAACGGAACACTCAACGCCGGCGACATCATCTCGATCGCCGGCGTGAATGCGGTCAACCGCGTCAATTACCAGAACCTCGGCACGCTGGCCCAGTTCGTGGTGACGCAGAACGCGGCACAAGGCGCGACCTCGATCTCGATCTACCCGCCGATCATCCCGCCGCTGAACCAGAACCCGTACGCGGGCCTGCCCTACACCCCCCAGCAGTACCAGACTGTCACGGCCAGCCCCGGCAACAATGCGGCGATCACCCCGTTCGCCAATGCCGGTGTGACCTATCGTCAGAACCTCGCCTACGCACCTGACGCGATCACGATGGTGGTGGCTCCGTTGTGGATCCCGCCGAACGAGAAGGGCGTGATCGCGGCGGCGCGGCACAACTATGACAGCCTGAGCATGCGCTCGCTGGTCTGTTACGAGCCGACCACCGATCAGCCGATCGACCGTCTCGACATCCTGTTCGGGTCCGGCGTGCCGCGGCCCGAATGGATCAACTCGGTTGCGGACAGCGTGCCGTAACCGCCTTCCCCTGCGGCGTGGCGCATCCGTTGCCACGCCGCCTTTCCCCGCACCAAGGAGCTGCCATGGCCATCGACCCCGACAAGCATGTCATCGATCCCGAAACCGGTTTTGCGCTCGATCGCCAGAGTGGCCGGCCCGTTGGCCTAGTGCCGCCGCCCGCGCTGCGCACCACGCACGAAACCGAATATCCGAAGTGGGTCGAGCCGCACGCCAGTCAGGTCGTACGCCAAGGCGACAACGTGGTCACACCGGGCTTTGCGACAATGTTTCTCGGTCGTGACGGCGTCGTCACCGTGCTGGTTGCCGATGCCGACGAGGAAGAGCGCGCGCTTTCCGATCTCGCCCCGCCGGCCGCTGATCCAAGTATCGATGAAGCCGCCGGTGATGGCGCGGATCCGGCCGCGGTCCATATCGAGCCGGCGCCTGAACCTGCCGCAACGGTAACTGAAGAGACGAGCGCCGATGCGCCGTCGGAAGAAGGGAAGTAATCCATGAATTTCGTGCTGCCCAGCAAAGCCCAGGCCGGTTTTCTTGATCCGGAAATCGCCGGCGAAGGTCAGAAGGTCATCCTCAGCGACGGCGAACAGGTATCGTGGACCCCGCCGCCGGCACGCCCCGTGATGCCGGACTGGTCGCAGATCAAATCGATCGCGCGCTATTTCGGCCGAACCGGTCATCAGGTCTATCCGGCATGGCTGTATCATCCGACCGAAGAGCCGCGCCTGGTGAAGAATGCCGAGGAAGCCGGCGAACTCGGCGTCTGCTACCGCGAGGCGACGGTCGACGAGCGCGGCCGCTACGGCCTCAAGGCCGTGTGGGACTGGCAGGACGATACCAAATGGCGTCCGCAGCCCTACGCCAACACATTGAAGTTCGATCCGACCCGTCCCGGCCAGGGCAAGACATTCATGCCGGCCGCGCAGAACCCGGCTGTGGCGCAGAACGCCATGATCGAGGCTCTGATCCCGGCAGTTGCCGCAGCCGTCGCGCAGTCGCTCAAGGGCGCCGGTGGCCCAAGTGCACCGGCCAACGTCGATCCGGCGCAGTGGGATGAATTCCTGCAATTCAAGACGTGGCAGAAGACGAAGGAAGTGGTCAGCACCGCGGTCGAGAAGGAGATCGCGGCCGAGAACGCCGACCATCAGGATGCTGGTGACGACGTGGTGATCAATGCGCTCAATGCGCTGACGCCCGAGCAGGACCGTGCGTTGTGGGAACAGGAAGCGGAGAACCGCGGCATCAAGGTCGATCGTCGCTGGTCGCTCGAGCGGTTGAAGCTCGAAGTCAACAAGGCCGCGTAATCCGGTGGCCGCTCCCAACGAGCCGGCGATACCGGTCGACACGGTTCAGGCGCTACTCACCAATGCCCTGACCGACGCCGGTATCGTCGGCATCGACGAGAGCATTGAGCAGCCGATCCTCAACCGCGCCCTCACCCAGGCAAACTGGTTGTTGGCGCAGTGGGCGCGCAAGCGGTGGCTCGTCTACCGCCTGCAAGATTATTCCTTCGTCTGTAACGGATCGCAGACCTACAGCGTCGGCAAAGGCGCAACGGTCGATATCAATCCCCGACCCGATCGCCTGGAGTATGCATTCCTGCGCTTCATCAATTCGACGCCAGGCAATCTGCCGGTCGACGTGCCGCTCGACATCGTCCAGTCGCACGAGGACTATTCACGGATCCCGGTGAAGAACGTCGGAACGTTGGCTTGGCGCATTTTCTACGATCCGGTATGGCCGGTCGGACTGCTCTATCCGTGGCCTGTGCCGCAATCGAACATCTACGAGATCCATGTCGGGTTCAAAGTGGTGCTGCCGCGCTTTTCGTCGCTGCAGCAGCCGATCAATTTCCCGCCGGAATACGAGGCTGCGTTGAACTGGTGTCTCGCACGGCGATTCCGCGCCAGCTACCAGATGCCGGCCGATCCCGAAATCACGAGTATTGCTCGCGACGCGCTCAACGTCATTCGCCTGGCCAACCAGGCGGTCGGTACGCTGCAGATGCCGCCATTCCTTCGCCGGCGCAACCGCGCCTACGACTACCGCTCCGATTCCAACTCTTGAACCTAAGGACATCGACCATGAAGACCATCAGCAGGATGTTGATCGCGGCTGTGCTGTGTGCAGCGGCCGGAGCCGCCATGGCCGTTACCGGCACGCCGCCGCTTCCGGGAAGCGGTCCGGCACTGCAGGACGGGGTTTGGCTGAACGGCATCGCTGGCGGCCAGAATCGATCGTATCAGTACGGCATCGCCGGCGCCGGCACGTCGTCGCAGACCACCGCGACGCAGCTGCTCGGCGGCATCGCGATGTATCAGGTCGATACCGTGGCCGCGAACTCCGGCGTGGCGTTGCCGTCAGCGATCGCCGGCACCGAGGTCAGCATCTACAATGCCAGCGGAACTACCCTCACGGTTTATCCGTCGATCGCCAATAATGGCGTGACCGGAGTTCAGGATACGATCAATGCTGGTACCAGCACCCCCATCAATACGCACGTGGTGAAGACGTTCCGCTGCGCCAAGACCGGTATCTGGTCCGCGCAATAGATGATCCGGCGCCAGTATTACGGCTGGCTCGATCCCAGAGACAACATCTATCGGGTGAGCCTGTATCCGGCGGATGCGCCGGTGCGGCCGTCCGTCGAGTTCGAAACGCTTGGTGAAGTGCTGGCCATGATCAATCGCAAGCGTGCGCAGATCATGTGGTGGCCACCCCTCCCCGGAGCAGCCGCGTGAAACTCCCACTAAATTCCGGCGCATACGAGTCCCGCGGAGACATCGCGTCCGCGCAGGTCTGCGTCAACCTGATCCCCGAGCTAAACCCGCAAGAAGTCGATCCGCCGGCGCCGGTAACCCACTATCCGCGGCCCGGCCTGACGCCATTCGGAAATGCGCTCTCGACCGGTGTCGGTCGCGGCATTTTCATCTCGAGCAAGGGCCAGTTGTTCACCGTCATCGGCCAGACCGTCTACTTCGTCAACAAAGCTGGCGTGTACAACATTTTAGGCAATCTCGATGTGGTCGCCACCACGCCGGTCTCGATCAGCGACAATGGGAATGATGCGGTCATCGTCGATGGCAGCACCAACGGTTATACGATTGACCTTGTAACGTACACCTTCGCCAAAATCGTGGACCCGACCGGGTTGTTCGTCGGAGCCACGCGCGTCGATTATTCCGACACGTTCCTTGCCTTTAACGCGCCTGGAACCACGGAATGGTACATCTCGCTATCGCAGCAGGTCGCGTTCAACATCCTGAACCAGGCGAACAAGTCCTCGAGCCCTGATCCGATCGAAACGCTGGGCTTCAACCTGCGGCAAGCGTGGTTATTGGGCTCCTTTCGATCCGAGGTCTGGTATCTGTCCGGGGCCGCGGATTTTCCGTTTGAGGAATTCCCGCAGACCTTCATCCCGTATGGCTGCGCCGCAAAATATTCGCTGACCCAGGCCGACGACAAGTTCTTCTGGCTCTCGCGCAATCCGCAAGGCCAGGCCATCGCTGTGCGCACCGAAGGATATAGCGTCGTCGCGATATCGACGCGCGCTCTCGAGTACGAGTGGAGCACTTACGAGACCGTCGCGGACTGCGTCAGCTATTCCTACCAGCTATCGGGGCACACCATCGTGGTGTTGCATTTCCCGACCGCCAACACATCGTGGGGATATGATCTGTCGACGAAGCAATGGCATCGCCGGGTATGGCTCGATGCCAATGGTGTCTGGAACCGGGAGAAAGTCGCATTCTCGACCTTTGCCTACGACAAGAACATCGGCCAGGACTGGAAAACAGGCCAGCTCTACATCATCGACGAGAACGCCTACACCGACAATGGCGACACGATCCTGTTCGAGCGATCGTTTCCGCATGTCGTCGACGAACTGAAGTGGCTGACGCCGACCGCCTTCGTCGCTGATTTCGAAACCGGGCTGATGCCGGATACCGGCGAGGATGATCCCGTTCCGCCTCAGGTCGGCCTTGCGGTGTCGCGCGACGGCGGCGGCACCTACGGAAACTATCGGTTCAAGTCGATGATCTCGGCTGGAAAGTATCGTTTCATGCTGCGGTGGCGCGGTCTCGGCATGGGGCGCGATTTCGTTTTCAAGCTTCAGTGGTCGTTTCCCGGAAATTCGGCTCTTCAAGGCGCGTTTGTGGATGCGGAAAGGCATAGCGCCTGATGGCCCTCAACGTCGCAACGGGACTGCCGGCCCAGAACTACCCGTTAATCGACGACAAGAAGAATATCTTGCCCGCATGGTATCAGGCGCTGCTCGTGCTTCAGAGCAGAACCGGAGGGCAGACCGGAACCAATGTCGACGATGTGAAGACAACTGCGGATGATGCGCTTGCCACTGCGGCGACAGCTCTGACCGCGGCCAATGCATCGGCAAAAAAGGCTGCGAACCTATCCGATCTGACCGATAAGGAAGCCGCGATCGGACCGGACGGTCTCAATCTAGGCCCATCGGTCCAGTCGTCGACCGTTGGTGGTTGGCCCGCTTCTTCCAACGGCGCGCGCGTGTCGATCGATGGCTCATTCACCCAGAGCGCTTCTGTCCTTTATTCGCAGTCAAACACGCAGACCCTCATCAATCAGGTCGAACTGCTGAGCCAGGCGCTGGCACAGCTCATCAACGACCAGATCACGTTCAAAACGATAGGTCCCTGATGGGCAAGAGAAACCGGGCGAAACACGCTCGCATCGAGCAGCGCGCTCCAGTAATTGTGCCCGCGATCAGCAATGTCGTTCATTTGCGGCCGAGTATCAGCCGCGATCCCGAACTGCGTCGCAGTTTCGACGCGGCAGACATCAATCCTGTTCTTAACGATCCGTCGGTTCTGCCCTCGATCACCGTGCCAGGGATTGAAACGCTCGATGTCACCGCCTTGCTGGCCGATCCATGCAACGTTCTGCTGGCCACCGAGGGTGGCGGCATCATCTTCGCACAGCAGGAACCCGGCATCTATGAAGCCCATACCATGTTCCTGCCGGCGTATCGCGGGCGTTACGCGATCCGCTTCGCGCTTTCGGCGTGCCGATGGATGTTTACCCACACCGACTGCATGGTGCTGCTGACGCGCATTCCCTCCTTCAATCTCGCGGCGACCCAGCTCGCCAGATTGATGGGAGCAACACGCGAGTTCGATCGTAAAGCGGTGTGGCCGACCGCGGCCGGCCCGGTCGACATGGCGTTCTGGGCGCTGCGCTACGACGACTGGGTGCGGAAGTCCCATACCCTCTCGGAGTCGGGCCACGAATTTCACGAAAAGCTGAAGGCGGAACGCGATCGTCTCGGTTCGATCGAACCGCAGCACGCCGACGAGGATTGCCACGACCGATATGTCGGCGCCTGCGTCGAGACAATTCGCGGCGGACAGCCGGAGAAGGCCATCGTGCTCTACAACCGATGGGCACGGTTTTCCGGTTACGCGCAAATCTCGATGATTGCGCGTAATCCCCTGCTGATCGATATCGGAGATGCGTTGATCCAGGTGATCGGCGACGACTTCAAGGCGATCAAGTTCAAGCCAATGGTGACCTGAGATGCCGATCGGTGCAGCAATCAGTGCGGTCGGCGCCATCGGATCGTCCGTTGTTCAGTCGAATGCCGCCAGCAAGGCATCCAACCAGCAGGCCGCGGCGCAACAGCAGGCCCTTGAGCAGCAACAGAAGCTATACGACCAGGGATTGTCGACCGCGACCAATGCGCTGAACCCGTTCGTCACCTCGGGCCAGTCCGTTCTTCCGACCCTGCAGGGCCTGCTGACCCCTGGCGCCAGCCAGACCGACATCCTGAAACAGCTCCCCGGTTTCCAATTCCAATCGCAGTACGGAACGCAGGCCACGACGAACGCTCTCGCCGCACGCGGTCTCGGCGGCTCGACCGGACCACTGGCGCGCGGCATTTCCGATTACAATCAGGGCCTCGCCTCGACATCGTTCGGCAACTTGGTCAACGCGCTGCAGAACTACGGCAACATGGGAGCAAGCGCCGCTGGCACACTTGGCACCGCCGCGCTCGGCGGCGCCATCCAGAGCGGCAACGCGCAGGCCAACACGCTCGGCAACATCGGCAACGCACAGGCGGCTGGCACGCTCGGTTCTGCCAATGCACTGGCGACCGGCGCGACCGGGACGGCTAATTCGGTCACCAATGCGCTTCTGCTGAGCAAGATGCTGCCGAGCGCCAGCAACCCCGCGTACGGCGGCAACGGCGTGTACGGAGGTAGTTCGTCCAACCCGTTGCCTGGCTTAGATGCCAGCGATTATGGATTTGGTTTCTGATGGCAAACCAGCTCGAGATCGGCGGTCCGCCGCCCGCGCCCGACATCCAGGCACCCCCGCAGCCCGATTCCAATCCGCTGCAAAGTGGCGCCTCAGCGGCCGCAGCACCAGCGCCAACCCATGCGCAGACCGTCGCCGCGCTTCGCCACTTCGGTGCGATCAAGGAGGAACTCGGAACGCTGTTGAAAAACCCGGCTCTCGGAAAATCGTCGATCAAGAGTGCCATCATCGACGGCACCACGAAATTGGTGGCTGAACGCATTATCTCGCCGGCGCAGGCCGTCATGCAGCTCGGCAAGGTGCCGGAAGCACCGCTCGAGCAACGCAAGTGGGTGCAGATGATGATGGCGCAGACCATCCAGGCCGCCAATGCCGTGCTCGATCACCACGCCGCTGGGCAACACGGACCGGTCGACTTCGCTCAGGATCACCCCGGCGACGATTACAATCCGGACGATCATATGTCGCACATGGATGCGCTGATGGGTCAATACAGCAAAGGCGCGCGCTGATGGCCGATATCAATAGCCTGTATCCACAGCCGCCGGCCGCGACGGCGCCAAGCATCCTGACCTCCGGCGATCCATCGAAGCTGATCGGCGTGGTCAACGCCTTGAACGAGATCGGCGCCAAGAACGCGATCGGTGGCGCCTATTCCAATGCGCTGAACGGCGACGGCACCGTCGACATGTCCAAGCTGTCGGAAGGGCTCCGGAGTGACCCCCGCGCCGCCTATGGCCTGCCGGAAGCCGCATCGCGCATGATTCAGCAGACCGGCGGTCAGATCAGTAACGTCACCGGTCAGCTTGAGCAGAATGCGAAGCAAAACGGCTTCATCGTCGACAGTCTCGGCGCGTTGGCCGATGATCCTAAGCTGAACATCGACAAGGTGCGCAGCGTCGCGACGACGCTGGCCCGCAACCTCAAAATTCCCGGCCAAATCCTCAACGGCTGGATCGACGGGCTGCCGCGCGATCCCGGCGAACTGCGGCAATCGCTGGTGCAGATGCGCAATCTCGCAACCGGTGCCGCGAACTTGTCGACACCGACCACGATCGGTATCACTCCCCAGAACGCTCCGGTCACCGGCACGCGCGGCCAGTTCAATTTCGGCGCTGCGGGCGCCGACGGCGGAGGCGGCACTGTTCCGGTGGCGGCTGGCGGTGGCCGAACCGGTCCAGGCATCGTTACCGCGCCAGCTCCCGGCGTTGCAGAGGCTCAGGTGCAGACCGGTGCAGGCTCCGGTGCTGCGCTCAACGAGGCGCGTCAACACTCGCTGAATTACCAGCAGCAGGTATTCCCACTGGAAACAGCTATTCCAGCACTGGAAAAGCTCGGCAAAACAGGCACCGGCCCCGGTACGGAAGAGGTCAATCACGTCAAATCCTTCCTGCAGTCGGCCGGAATTCCGGGCTTCGATGCGGAAAAGATCAAGAATTTCGATGAGGCGAAGAAGTATCTCACCGATTTCGTCAACCAGAACGGCAACAGCAGCACAAACGACAAGCTTGCAGCAGCGTTCGCCGGCAATCCGAGCGTCCATATCTCGAATGCTGCCGCGATCGACGTCGCAAAATCTGCGCTTGCGCTCCGCCGCATGAAGCAGGCGCAGCTCGTCGACTTCGAAAAGTCGGGATTGCCCGACAGCGATTACACCAAGCGCGCGGCGCAGTGGAACATCAACCATGATCCGCGCGCCTACGGCTTCGACCTGATGTCGCCGGATCAGCGCAAGAAAGTTCTGGAGAGTTTGCCGAAAGGCAAGCGCGAACTGTTCATGCTGGACGTCCAGGACGCCCTGCAGAACGGAATCATCAAGGCGCCGGGCCGATAATGGATCAGGACGCATTCCATCAGATGTGGGGCACCGGCGGCACGGCACCCGCCGCGCCGGACGATGATAGCGGCACGCGTTCGCTCGATCTTAAGGCATTCGAGAACCAGTGGCTGACGCCGGCGCCAGCCGAGCCAGCAGCTCCGGGTAAGGGCGTGATGCCTTATCCGACCGCCGCGGCTTTGGCGTCAGGCTACATCGAGGGCTTTCCGATTGTCGGTCCCTACATCAAGTCCGGTGTGGAGAAAGCAGCGGCCAAGGCGCGATCGTTGCGCGACGGCACGAGTTATCAGGATGAGCTGGATTTTGTCCGCCGATCGAATGCGTTGAACTCGCAGGATCATTCCATTGCCGATACCACGGGCCAGTTGACCAGCTCGGTAGGATCGATGCTGACCGGCGCCGGCATGGCGCCGCGGGCGTTCGGCCTCGTAGGACCACTGGCCGAACGTATGGGATTCGGAGCCGCGACAAATGCTTTGATCGGTGGTGCGGACGCCGCCGCACGCTCTGGCGGCGATCTTAGCCAGACCGGGCAAGGCGCGGCGCTCGGTGGTGTCCTTGGCGGCACATTGCCGGCCGCGGGACGCGTTGCCGGCGCCGTGGGGAACAAGGTTTTCGGCAGCGCCGATACCGCGGTGAATGCTCTCGCGCAAAAAGCCGCCGCCATGGGAATCCCGATCCGCTTTGCCCAGACCAGCGACAGTCCTTTTGTCCAGAAGCTTTCGCAGATGGCCGGCCGCCTGCCCGGTTCTGGCATGGGAGAGTTGCATGCTCAGCAGCAGGCCGGGTTCAATCGTGCCGTCGCCAATACCTTCGGTGAGAACGCCGATCGCATCACACCCGACGTCATGGCCGCAGCGAAAAAGCGGATCGGCGGAGACTTCGATTCGGTTGCAAAGAATTCCACCATCCAGTTCGACAGTCATCTCAACGGCGACCTGCACAGCATCTTGCACGAAGCTGGAAGCACGCTCGCCGACAGCGAGTTGAAAATCCTCAACAAGCAGGTCGGCAACGTACTCGATCGCGTCACCGGCGCAGGCGAAATCGAGGGGCCGACATATCAGGCGCTCACTCGCCACGGTGCACCGCTTGATCGCGCCATGAACTCCAGCGATCCGAACGTCAGGCATTACGCGGGCCGCATCAAGGAGGCGCTCGACGATGCGCTCGAGCGCTCGGCACCTCCGGACCAGATCGACAAGTTGCGCAAGGCGCGCGGCCAGTACAAGGCCATGAAGACGATCGAGGATCTGGTCGAGAAATCTCCGACCGGCGATATCAGCCCTGCTCTTCTGATGAACCCGGTTCGTCAGTCCTACGGCAACATGGCATACGGCGGTGGCGGCGATCTCGCTGACCTCGCTCGGGTGGGTCAACGTTTCATGCGTCAGCCTCCGGACTCGGGCACGCCGCTTGGCACGGCCGCCCTGAACCTGTTGCTCGGCGCTGGCGGCGCTGGTGTTGCCGGTTACAGCACCGGGTATGATCCGATCAGCATGTTGAAAGGTGCGGCTCTGCTGCCTGCCACGGCGCTGGCGGCGCGCGGCGCGACGACGCTGCTCAATCGTCCACAGGCGGTAAATAACCTGTTGCAGCGCGCTCCGGCCCTCCTGCCTGCGTATAATCAACTGACGCAGCATTAGCGCGATCTCGTTCGATGAATTCCGATGACGGGACTTCCCACCAGCGCAGGTTGTCGGGATCCCCGGAGATGCGCCCGACGTATCGATCGTAGACGAACAGCAGAACACAAATGAGCGCAGCACCTGCTGCGAAGCCGTATCCGAATTCAAAGCCGAACCCGGTCATCACAAATTTGACGACGAAATAATAGGCGGCGACCGCGCCGACGCAGAACCCGTAGAACAGACCCTTCTTCACAGGTCACCCATGAAATTAAAAGCCGTCCTCGCCGCTCTAGCGGTCGTTTTGTCATGCGCGCAAGCCAATGCGCAGTCGACCGCCGCCGCGGCACTGTTGCCGCCGGGCAAGCAATGCTTCCAGGCAACCGCTGGCCTCAATGGCATGGTTGGGACTCTCGGTCCGATCACAGGCGGGAATTCCTACGCGAACGGCACCTATGGTGGTGTGTCGCTGTTGGGCGGATCAGGTTCAAACGCGACCGCCAATATAACGGTTTCCGGTGGTGCCGTCACCTCGGTCTCTATCCTCAATCCCGGCGCGCAATACGTCGTTGGCGACGTGCTCAGCGCGGCAGCTGGCGATATCGGAGGATCCGGGTCTGGCTTCTCCGTACCGGTGCTCAGCACCTCTATCAATTCAAGCCTCGCTGGCGGATCGGTCGGCTATTACATCCCGTCGACGCTGACGATCAAGCAGACCTGGCAGGACGCCGGCGAAACCATTCTCAACCAGAATCCGGTTCCGCTCGACCAGAACGGCTGCGCAGTTGTCTATGGCAACGGCACCTACCGTCAGATCGTCAAGGATTCGCTCGGCAACACGGTTTGGGATCAGCCGACATCGTCTAGCGGCGCCGGTGGTTCAACTCCTATAGTCCCAACGGTTGGTGACGGTCTTCTGGTCGGCACCGTTCTGCCGTGGTCCGCGCTTGTTGCCCCTCCGAATTATCAATTCGCTTATGGGCAAGAACTCTCGCGCGTGCTCTATCCCGAACTGCTGGCCAGCCTGACCATCAAGCAGAACGTCGTCTGCGTCATCGGCAGCAATGTCCTCACAGGTGTCGCCGACACGTCCCAGATCCCGATCGGCGCGATCGTCGAAGCATCGTGCGTTCCGCCAGGGTCGGCGGTGACCGCAAGAACCTCGACGTCGCTCACCATCAGTACGACGGCGTCCACCTCGACCAATGTCCTGGCCCAGATTTTCCCTTATGGCGACGGCGATGGTGCGCTGACCTTCAACGTGCCGGATTATCGCGGCGCCACCCTGGTCGGTCGCAACAACATGGGAGGCCCAGCCTCCTCACGCCTTGGTCCCGACGCCTGGGGTTCGGTCGGATACTTCAACGGCTCCGAACGAAGCTCATTGCTGCGCTCGGATCTTCCGAACGTATCCATTCCTCTGGTCGGAACTCCAGGAAGCCTGTCTGTCACTTCGACGATCGGAACGATCGTCAATTCTCCGGCGGTACAAGGTATCAATTCTGGAGCCGGGTCCAATTTCGGAGGGCTAAACAATACCGGAAGCGGGATTGGCGCGGTCACGTCTACCGGCAGCTTCACGCCTGCTGGCAGCATATCGCTTAATGGAGGCGTCACCCAGACCACGTTCGGCAATCTCCAGCCCAGCATCACGGCGAACTACATCATCAAGGTGACGCCTGACGTCAGCAGCGTGACGCTGTACGGCGTCGCCTCGATCGCCGGGATGCAAGGTGTTCTCAACTGTGGTCCCAATCTCGTTTGCTCCGGAAACACGATCGACGGGATACCATCTCCGGTCAGCATTCAGAGCACCGCAACTTACAATACTCTGGCGGATTTTGCGGCCTCTGTTCCCCTTGGCACCGTCAATACGGTCTACACGCTTGGCCGAAACTACGTCGGAGACAATGGTGGGGCGAGCTACACCAGAATATCGCCGTCGACTGCCGCGCCATGGCGCGTCCAGACCGGTGATGGCCAATGGTGGGCAATCAACAATCGAACCATCACACCGGAAATGTTCGGCGCTGAGGTCGGTGTTGACAGCACCAGTGTATTCGCCTCGATCGCAACGTGGCTGAACAATTTCTCAGGCGGTGGTGCGACGCTGAACTTTACGAACGGCAGGAATTATATCGTTTGGCCCGCCGGAACTCATCCCAGCCACTTGATGGACCTTTCCGGGATCAATGGCCTCACGATCAATTACAACAGCGCGAAAATCACAACGAACAATCTGTTCGGATTTAACGATGGTCCAAAGCTGATCACGTTTGCCAATTGCACGAACGTCATCGTCAATAATACCCATTTTGAAGAAACGGCCTACCCTGGTCCGATCAGCCCCACCGATGATACCACGGTGTATTATATCCGGGAGACATCTGCTCCATGGTCGAGAAACTTCCAGTTCAACAACAATGTCGTTGTGAACGCCGCAGCGTTCCTGGAAGTGGCAAGCGACATGAACGGCGATGTGCAGGGTATTTCTGCCATCAATACCAGTCTGAAGAATGTCTACTACGGATTCAATTTCCAGGGATCGGGAGACAACTTCTTCGGCCGCGGCATCAAATGCGACAACTGCGGTCGCGTTTATTTCCCGTGGAACGTCTCAAATCACGACGTGGAAATTATCGGCAACGGCGGTGGCCCGTTTAACCAGAACCTGCTCAAGGCCTATGCCTACCCCAATGTATCCCAGAGCCGAGACAGCCTTTCGAATATCAGGCTGGTCTATAAAAATCCTGCCCGTGTAAACAATACGACGTCTGCCTCGCTCGTCACCTTGGCGCTCCAACAGGTGGTTGACCAGCCGAACGTGTCGGGGGCCGCGAATAACGGGTCCGGCGCGATACGCCTGACCGTCGACACTACCGCCAACATGGCGACGGGACAGACCTGGTTCGTCAATTCCGTTGGCGGCGTGACGAATGCGAATGGCACGTGGACCGTCACCGTCATCGATGGCACCCATGTTGACCTGGTAGGATCGACCTTCGCCGGGTCATACATGTCTGGCGGCTATCTTCGCGTACCTGCTTCGCTACGAAACATCGACATCATCCTCGATGTCGACAACGACGCGAACCAGCAGCCACCTGCTGTACTCACTTACAAAAACAATGCTGATGGCACGGTCGATACGACCACCAATGGCTACGTCATCGAGAACATCGGAATTTCCGGTTCGCTCAAGAATTATAACTGGTCGATACCGGCGATTGATCTCTTCTATAACGACTCGATCTCGACTGGCACTTGGGTAGGCGAGACGATCAACAATGTCAGGCTCCATGATCTTACAATAACGGGAGCACCTTCAAGTTACGTCGCAGTCAACGGACTTTCCGGAACCAATTTCATTCTGGAAAACATTCAAAGTCCCGTCATTCCTTGGACCGTGGGAGGGGCTCTCTCATCTTTTCACATCAACAACATTAATTTGGCTTCCGGACCGGCCAACCGAAACACCGTTATTCCGGTTTCTCCGGTAAGCCACCAATTCGTGACCGGTATCGACAGCATCGGAACGATATCGCAGGCACAACCCACCGTTGGCGATATCAGCGGTTTTGGAGCGGGAATTTCGACCTTCCTGGCGACTCCGAGCAGCGCCAATCTGGCCGCTGCCGTGACCGGAGAGACCGGTAGTGGTTCGCTGGTCTTTGCCACGTCCCCTTCCCTCACGACTCCCAGCATCGGCGCGGCAACCGCGACCAGCGTAAATAAGGTCGCATTTACGGCGCCGGCAACGGCAGCCACGCTGACAATCGCGAACAACAAGACTGCGACGATCAGCAATACATTGACATTCACCGGAACGGATGGAGAAACCATCCCGTTCGGGGCTCATACAAGACAGGTGTTCACAACCGGATCAGGCACGTATACGACGCCAACGAACGTGAAATATCTTTCCATCCGCATGGTGGGAGCTGGCGGCGGAGGAGCCGGCGGCGGCACGGGCGGCGGCACGGGCGGAAACGCCACTGCTACAACGTTTGGCTCCTCATTCCTGACTGCAAACGGAGGCAGCGGCGGTGCCGGTGCAGGTTCGTCCAGCGGCGGCAACGGCGGCGTCGCCTCTGGTGGAGCACCGAACCTTCAAGGCGGCAGCGGTGCGCCAGCACAGGCCATAGCCAACGGCGACGGCGGTCAGGGTGCGGCCTCTCCGTTTGGCGGGTCTGGCAATCGGGGCACTACATCCGGCGCTGCAGGCACCGCGCTTGGCCCAGGTAGCGGAGGTGGTGGCGGTGGCAATGGTTCCGGTGCAACGGGCGGCGGTGGTGGCGGCGCAGGTGGCTATCTGGAGGCGATCGTGACGGCGCCGAATTCGACCTATGTCTATGCTGTTGGCTCAGCAGGTTCCGCTGGCACGGCCGGGACAAACGGTAATGCCGGCGCTGCCGGCTCGGCTGGAATAATCATTGTCGATGAATTCTATCAGTGATCAGCGGTCTACCTTTGGCGGTTGCACCGCCGTCGTTTCGGCTCTGGCGTTCGGCGCCAGCGCCGCAGTCAGACCTGTCATTTCGGCGATCTCTGCGCGTGTCTCCGGTTTGAGGTTACGCCGGATATGGCTGACATCCCGATAGATAAATTCACCATTGATGCTTGTGACACAGGAATCCTTTTCGCACATTCCGTTTTCTGGAAAAACGACGGTCACCTTGTCGCTGCGCAAGGAAGAAAACATCGACCGGAGCGGTTCCTGGTACTTGTCGAAGTAGGTCCTGGCCAGCGCCGATTGATTATCTTCACAAACGAACCGCCGTGGCAGACCAGACGATTGAGAGAGTACACACGGGATAGGATCGGCAGGTAACGACGGCACATCGGCCACGATGACCACGCGGCGATTGCCCGTTTCAAGAAGTGGCAGGAGTTCTTTGAAAGCGGTCGAGATCATGCCGATCCCGAGAGGCAGGTCCGTGAACTTCCACCTCACCAAGCTTTCGGCAAGCGTCGACCATGATGCAGAAAGAATGATCAGTTTGATTTCTGGGTGTTCGTTCAATAGGGCGAGTGCCTTATGCCGCGTATCAGAACAATACTTTTGATAGCCCGATTCACGTTCCCAATTCAGGCCAGCGCCGAGCACAGCGGCGCAGCCTCGGAAGAGAACGATCGATGTCGTGTCAGTGACAGCCTCCTGAACGATTGGCGCCATATGATCGGCGTGTGAATCGCCCCACAGCATACCTTTGAGCGGGGCCGCTTTCCAATCTCCTCCGAAGTTGCAAAAGGTGCCGGCGCCAGTAATCGCGACGTTGCGAGGACAATCCCAGTCCCACATCGCATCCAGGCTGCGCAGCGCGTAAGCACTGTCCGGTATTCTGGAGGGCAGACCATTGGCGCTATGGATATACATCGCTGCACAAAATATCGCAGTGCATGCGGTTAGCCCCAACTGGACAGGTATGGCAGCATTCCAGCGGCGCCGTCGAAGTGGCTGCTCAACGAAGAGGTAAGACGCCATTGCCAGCGCGACAGAAGCGGCGAACAGAACGACGGACTCGCGAATGCTCGGAACGCCGTTGTTGATGTAGATCCGAAACATCACCCATACCGGCCAGTGCCAGAGATAGAGAGAGTAAGAAATCGTTCCGATCGGCTTGAGCCGGCCGAGCAAAGTCGCCGATGCATTGTCGGTGGCGCGCGGCCAAATAATGAGAGCGGCGCCTAGGCATGGCAGAAGCGCTGACGGACCAGGGAATGCAGTAGCCGTAGCTACAACAAAACCAATAGCGATGAGAGCCACGCCAGTTGGTACGGCGATGTTCCCGACAAGACGTGAAAGTGGTGGGAGAAATACAAGCAGCGCCCCGCTCGCCAGCTCCCATGCACGTGGTCCAACCATATAGAAGGCGACCTTGGAATCGACGCCCCGCCAGATGAGCATCGCAGCGAAACCGGCAACGATAATCCCTGTTGTGATCGCCGCTAAAGTCTTTCGTCCACCAAATCCGGAAAGCCAGAGCAGCAGAACGGGCCATACAATATAGAACTGTTCTTCGACCCCGAGCGACCATGTATGCAGCAGCGGCATCAGTTCCGCGCTCTGATCGAAATAGCCGGTGTTGAGCAGGAAATAAAAATTCGACGCACCAAACGCAGCAGCTCCGGTGCTTGCGGCCAGCGACATGTAATCGCCGGGCATCAACGTCCATCGACCTGCAAGCAGCACAATCGCGAGCATGATGAGCAGCGCCGGCAGGATGCGCCGGATGCGTCGATCGTAGAAATTCAGAACCGAAAAGCGGCCAGCTTGTATGTCGGCATAAAGCTGCTGCGTGATGAGAAACCCGGAAATAACGAAGAATACATCGACCCCGGTGAAGCCACCGGGGAGCTTCGCCCAATCGGGAAGCGAGGCACCGTAATGGAACCAAATAACTGACAGGACTGCGACAGCTCGAAGTCCATCAATATCGGCGCGGTATTTCACTTCGTCAGTTCCTGGTTGCAGGGACCACCTACCACACCTTGAAGAGCCAATCCAATGAACCTCTGTTCCGAGGACGCAAAGTCATGACCGAACCAGCCTCGATCCGATACAAGAACCCAGGCGCCATGTGGGGCGGAAAACATGCCAACAAGTGGGGCGCAATCAGCGACGTCGTGCTGAAGGACGGACAGGCCAACCACATCGCGGTTTTTCCTGATTTCGTCCACGGCGCAGCTGCTCAGTTCGCACTATGGAAATCCGCCTACTGCAACATGACGCTGGCCGCCGCGATCAAGAAGTGGTCTGGGCATAATTCGTCGGCCGCCTATATGGCCTTTCTCGGCAAGCATGCCGGTGTGAGGGCTCAGACCAGAATTACGCCTACCCTACTGGCTTCGCCGACCGGCCTTGCGCTCATGAAGGCGCAGGCTCAATGGGAGGCCGGCAAGCCATATCCTATGACGGACGCCCAATGGGTTGAAGCCCAGGGCATGGTTTTCGCAACCGCCGCCTGACGGTCTCAGGCCTTCACGACATCACAAGGATATCCAATGGATCTCTCGTTTCCGACGGGAGCGCAGGTTGCTGCGTTCAGCCGTCACATCGCCACGTTTGCCGCCGGAGCCGTGACCGTTGGTGTTGGCCTGCACTTCATCAGCCCAGATCAAGGCACACAGATCGGAAATGCCGTCTCGGGCATCATCAACGGGGTCGAATCGATCATTGGCGGCATTGCCACCCTTATTGCTATCGGCTCTGGCGTTTATGCAGCATGGACCGCCAGCCCCACTTCCCAGATCAAAGCAGTCGTCGCAAACCCCGACGTTTCCAAGGTCGTGACCACACCAGCTGTCGCCGCAACGGTGCCTGGCGACAAGGTCGTATCGAAATGATTGTTACGCCACGCGGCCGTGGTCTTGGTCGCAAGCCTGACCGCGAGGATCCACGTGACCGGCTATATGCTGCGGTTCACGCTGCGCCGATCGCTATCCCGCCGTCTGTCGACCTGCGTTCGAAGCTACCGCCCTGCTTCGACCAAGGGCAAACCAGTTCATGCGGCCCGAACTCCGGATCGGGCCTCATGTGCTTCCTGTATCCGACGGTGCAAGCGTTCTCACGCCTGCAAATCTACTACGGCGTGCGCGTACTCGAGGGCGACGTCGGACAGGACGCCGGCGTCGAGACGCGCGACGTGCTGCGCGTGCTTCAGATGACCGGCGCCGCGCCGGAGACGCTGTGGCCGTTCGACCCACGTAAGCTCTTCACGGAGCCGACGGCCGGCGTCTATGCCGCGGCCGAAGACTATACCGTGGCGACCTATTCGCGATTGCTGTCGGCCGACGACTATTTAGCGTGCCTGGCGCACGGCTTTCCGTTTCTACTCGGGTTCACCGTCTTTGAATCGCTGGATGGCGAACAGGTCGAGCGCACCGGAGTGATGCCGTTTCCACGCTCCGGAGAACGCCAGCTCGGCGGCCATGACGTTCTGGCCGTCGGCTACGACACAAACTTCCATGAAAATCCCGACTTCCTGAAATCGGGCCTTGATCCGACACAGGTATCGAACCGCGCACTGCTGATCCGCAACAGCTGGGGCACCGCGTGGGGCCTCAACGGGCATTTCTGGATGCCACTCGAATTCGCTGCCGACGAAACGCTCGGTGGCGATGCTTGGACTGCAAGGCTCACCCACAAGGAGAATGAAATGAACGAGAAGAAAGCTGCCGTCGAAGGCATGAAGATCGATCCCGACGAAATAGCGGTGGCAACGCAGGCCGTACGCGAAACGGTCAGTCAGTTCACCTACATGGGCATCAGCGTCGGCAGCCACGTTACCGACGACGAATGCCGCCAGGTCGCAACCGCCGTCGTGGCGGCGATCGAGAACTATCGCAACGCGCCGTCGATCTGACCGCGCCTATCTCAGGAGAAAACATCACATGAAGATTCGAAGCTTCGTCGCGGGCTCCGCGATGCTTTGCACCGTCGCCTTGGGCGGATGCGCCTCGACCGGGGGCACGACCGCGACCGACATCACCACCGTGATCTCGCAGGTTCAGCAGGCGGCGGTTGCCGCATGCTCGTTCCTTCCGACCACCGCAACCGTGGCGAACATCCTTGGCACCGTTGCCGGCGTCGGGGCTGAGACCCAGCTTGCCACAACCGTGGCAGCTCAGATCTGCGCTGCGGTCTCGCCCGCGGCTTCTGTCCGTCGCGGTGGCGCGGCGCCTACCGTCAATGGCGTCGTGGTTCACGGCCGATTTGTGAAGTGATGTGATCCCCGGCGGCTTCGGCCGCCGGGCTACCTCTTGGAATGGGAATGCGTCGGGATGGAAAAACATGAAATCAAGTTGGTCGTTGGCGAAGTACTCGCTGAACAGAAGCGCTTGCACAACGATCAGGTTGATGAAGTGGTTCTCCGAACCATCGCAACGATACTGACCTCGTTCGGCATCGAAGAGGAAGATCGCGTCGAGCTGCGCGCCGATTTCATCCATCTCCGCAAGTGGCGCAAGAGCGTTGAACAGGCTCAGAGCATGACATTCAAAGTCGTCGTGACTGCCATCATCACAGGATTGATTGGAGCCTTCTGGTTGGGGCTCAAGGCGATCATGAACCGATAGAATTGCGCCGATGAGGAATACCAAAATGATGCGGACTCTGATCGCTTTCGCAACCCTATTTTCGATGACTGCAGTTCATGCCGCAGAGAAGCGGCAAGCCGCTACCCCGGCATATACATGCCGTGACATCAAGCGAGCCGTCGCGTTGGCCGGCGGCATCGAGCAGGTGGTCCAGATCGCGCGAATGGCTGGCGCATCCGAGCAGCAGATCAGGCAGGCAAAAGAATGCCTGCGCTGA